CTTGCAGCTAGACCAGGAGTAGGGAAGTCTGCTCTTGCCATACAAATGACCTATGAGACTGCCAAGCGTGGTTTACGGGCAAGCTACGCAAGCCTTGAGATGACTGCACAGGAATGCAGTGCGCGTCTCTTGAGCAATGTCAGTGGTGTACGCAAACCAACAGGCAAGGGATTACTCAATGCCGGACACAAGCAAAAGCTAGAGAAGCAAGTGCAAGCAATGCAATCTTGGCCAATTACTTTTAAAGATGATAACCAAGCAACCATGCAATCAATTGAGGCATTCATTGCTAAGCAAAGATTGGAAGGTGAGCTTGGTTTAATCGTTGTCGATTACTTGCAACTCTTGAGCGTGCCAGGCGTTGAGAGCAGAGTACAGGAAATCTCGCATGTTTCTCGGACGTTGAAGAAAATAGCAATGGAGTATGATACATCTGTGCTTGCCCTTTCTCAGCTTAACCGTGCGTTAGAGTCACAGAATAGGAATCCCATGCTATCCGATCTGCGTGAGTCAGGAAGCATAGAGCAAGATGCAGATTGCGTGCTTCTCTTGCACAGAGAAACAGAAGTAGATCCAATTAGTGATGATATCATTTGCAATGTAGCTAAGAACAGAAATGGCGAGTTGCGTGCTGCCAAGCTAACCTTTACCAAACCAACAGGTCGTTTCTCGACCCGTGTAGATGCCCGTCTGCATGATAAGAAACCATTTTGAGACTACAAGTGACTTACATTGTCACTCATAGTATGCCATTAGAAGCCCGTAGAGAGCCTAGAAAGCGTTTTAATTGAAAAAGAAGGTGTATACCCATGTCATGGTATCAAAACGATTTTTAGAGGGGTATAGGGTAAAGTTTAAGTTTCTCCTTGTTTCTTGTTTCTCTTAGCCCACCATGCAAGCACTTTCGGCACAAACTTGAGCGCTATGAAGAGCGCCAAGCCCATGGCGAGCTTTGGGAGCAGTGAGTTGTTTTCTTGTTTGCTCATGCTGTTTCTCCCCAGAGCTTAATTGCAAGATCCAGGTTTTTCTTCATGTTGTTTACCTCTTTCTTTGCATAGGTCAAAGAATAGGAGTGCAGTCTTTTTTCTGGAAACTTTTTAAGTTCTTCATGTTCCTGCTTTGCGTCTTCAAGTTTGAATCTAAAAAACTCAATACTTTCCGGCATAGATAAATTAATATCCTTTTGTTTCTTGTCCCAATATTTTGCACGCTGTTCATAATTCTCTGCCTTTGTGTTTTCTTCAATACTTTTGCTCATTGCATTGTGCGAGCGTGCAAGTGCTGCCCGGTGAGCTTTCTCGCTGTGATGGCCTACTAAAATAGGTTGACCTAATGCTATGCCCGTGCGCTCCTCACTCATGCTCGACTTGTCGTAAAAATCAAAACTTTTACTTGCTGCCCGTGTGGAATAGTCTCTCAATCTTTCTGACTTGTTTCTCGCTCTTTCTTGGTGGTTAAACCCGTCAACTCTGGTAATGCTGTAAAGAAAGTTTCCTTCCCTTGTTTGACCAAGAAAATTGTGGATTTCATGTTCGTTCTCTTTTCCGTATTTTGTTTCTAATGTTATGATTTCACCTTTTGCATGTTCTTGATTGCATTCAGCAACGTAGACATTTGCACAATATTTTTTATATTTATTCATTTGTATAATCTTTCTGTTTGTTTGTATCGATTTAACCAAGCTTGCGCGTTTCTCATTGTGTCAAACTTGCCCTCAATAATTGACCAGGTTGACCCGTTGATATGATTTGCAACGCACCAGCCTCCTAATGGATCTTGCAATACTTTCATACTGTTTCTCCTTCCACCTTATCCAAGATTGCACGCAAGTTGTCTCTTTCAAGATCCGCACCACTATCTCCGCTATTGATTAAGTATGTGAGACATTTCTCAAACAGTTTGCATTGCTCTAATAGCTCAGGTGCTGCTGCAATTAACCGGGCATCTTCATCACTTGAACTTATGAATTGTGCAATGACTAGATTTGTATCTTTCTCTTGCAAGTTAAGGTAATCTCTTTCTTGCACCAATTCCCATGGCCCTTGTGTGTGTGTTTCTTGTTTCTCGCTCATAATTATATCCTTGTTTGTAATTCTAATTTAAGTTGTTTCTCCTCATGCATTGCATGCTTGCATGCCCCCGTTTCACGGGGCAATGCCACATGCTTTGCACGCTCCCTTTGCTCTCTCTGTTTCCGTGCTTTCTCGCCTATCTCAATCAAGCGAGACACGGCGATTGGAAAGAGTTTTGTGGCGTGGTTCATAACTCTCTTTTGTACTTTTCTAAATGAATTAACACATCACGAAGCAACTCATCATTGTCATTCTCGTTGAGATGCAAATGGAGCAATTCAATCAATGTATTTATTATTAAATCTATTGCGTGTTTCATGCTAATAATTCCTTTAGTTTCTCTTCCACTTGCAGTTGCATACCAACTTCATCCCAATCACTGAAATTAGATTGATCAAATTGTATATCTTGTATTCCAATTTCTTGCATATCTTCAGTGATAAAAGACTCAATATTTACTCTTTCAATTCCTTCAATGTCTCGAAATGTGAGATTGATTTCACCTTTATCATGTTGATTATTTTGCATGTTTGCAGAATAACCTTCTGCAGTTCCGGTTATTAAAACGTTTCTCGAATTAATTTTGATTGGCAAATCCTTAAAATTGAATTTCCAGGTAGGTATAAATTCTATGTCTATGTTCATGCTAGTTTCTCCTTTACCAAATGCGTTTAATCAACATGCCACCATCTTCATGCATGTAATAATCGTGATCTATTTCACCATGATAGCTTCGTGCTTCATCACTATATGTATTTGGTGGGCGATCTAGTTTTTCCATTAGCTCGCTAAAGGTGATTTGCTCGCCTTTGTAATTCCAATCTTTCTTATTAGCACCTTGTGTAATATCATAAAGATTTGAGCCTCTATATTCCGCTTCCAATGATTGCTTGGTATGTATTTCTACAATTCCCGCACATCTGAAATCACAAAGGTAATGATTCTTAGTTGCGTCTATGTTCATGCTAGTTTCTCCTTTGCTTTTATATTATCAATGCCACGTGCAATTGTAGTTTCATTTACATTGCTTTCTGTGATGGTTTGACCGCAAAACTCATGCGTTGCCACGTAAGTAGTTTTAACTAAGTCACCATCGTTGTTATATGTTTTATGTATGTCTATAATGGTGCATACATATGTATTCTTTCTTATTGGCATGTATTGCGTGCCAATAGGATATTTTCCTATGCAAAATGTATTCATGCTAGTTTTATGCTTGTTGAAATAGTTCAAAATAAAGCCAAATTACTTTATTAATAAATTCGATGTAAGTTTCCTCACCTTTGAAATCTTTCATCTTGTGGGCGAACTCAGTTAGCTTTTCATCATTCTTTGCAAAGTTAGATTTGAAAGTTTCATATTCATTCCCTTGCATGTAATTTAAGCCAACCAAGATACCATCTTGATGTTCGAGAAAGATCCAACGATCATTGGATTCGTTCCATATATGTTCTTGTTTGTAACTCATAATTAGTTTCCTCTCTTTGTAAGTAGTGTTTGAATTGCGATCCAAGCGCCAACAATGGCGTATGGAGCTAAGATAATAATTGCGATTTGGTAGTGCATGGTATGGTAAATTTAGTGGTTTGTAGTTAATTGGAAGCGAGTTGCATTTCTTCCCATTTCTTCAAAGTAGATACTTTTAAAACCTGAAATGCATAAGTAAGCATGTAATCATTTAAGTTGATATCATCTGTATTATGATCGTTTTCTTGTACTTCTCTTTCAACTTCATCAAATAAATCACGATCTTGAAATCTTACATAGTCAACCAAGCTCCATGCTTTGCCATAAACAAAAGAGTGATCGCAATTAGCGCATATTTCAATGATTGCATTATAATGATCAAAAGAATCATCTAGGTTGTAACCATTAACAGACTCACAAAGTGAATCGATTAGAGAAGTGAATTTTAAGTTATCCATATGTAGTAATGTTTGAGTTAGTAAAACAAGCAATTGCGCTTGGATTAATACAACAAAAAGCAAAAAGTGTATTAAGTCAAACTATTATTGAATTTATTGTAGTTTAGTACGAATCCCCCATGCCTACAAGCATGCATGCCACCAAGTGCCGTTCCACGGCAGAGGGTGGAAAGCAATAAAGCAAAATACTTTCATGCAAACTTGCCAATTGGATCACATGTAAACTTGTAGCAAGTGGTATCAAATCTTGGTGCGAGGGAAGTATCAAATGTATGGATGCCTTAATGCAAGTGACTTGCAGTAAAAAGCATTTCTGCGAGGGGCAAGAAAAAATAAGTAAGCGTTATATATATCTAAACTAACTACATAAATAATCCGGCAAAGTAATTACATTCTTGCAATCCTATCCAATTGCTTGCCATTCGTGCGAGCTTGCAACGCAATCGCTTGCAATGCTAGCAAACAAGCATGGGTCGCACTTTCTAAAAGTGAAGACTCACCCAAAAAACGCTATAAATACAACGCACGTCGCACGCACCTGGGGGGGCGGGGGTGCGCCTGCGCGCCTGCGTTCTTTCTATATTATTATCACCCCCCGCATAACTTTTTTTGCAATATTGCCCCCTTCATGGGGCGTTGCTTGCGCATGGTTATTATGGGGTGCAAGTCCCACGCAACGCATTATGGGATACACCCAAGCCCCCCGTACAGCATGGCCTCGGATCGAGGGTATGTGTTTGTAGTTTGGAAGGAAAGTGTGCTTGGCTTTTATGTGGTTACCAAGCAGGCGATGAGTCTGACCAGGGAAATACATGAAACCCCGCCACATTACCTATTGGGGAAAGTTATTTATTTATAGGCTTATAGATCCTATGACCTGAATGTATGACAACTTCCTTGCATAGTTCGATGAACTCCTGATCTGTTAAGCTCCCCTTTGCCTGGTTTGCTTCCGGGCATAGTATTTGCAGGTTGCTTAGTGTATTTTCTCCGCCACGAGACACGGGTTGTATATGGTCATACTCGTATGTTTCTGGTTTATAGAAGTCGATTGGTCTACCTGTTAGTGCGCAAGGAAAGTGTTCACCATATTTTGCGAGTACATCTTTATAGTTGAAAGTCATTGTTCTTTGAAAGCGGCTTGCTTTTACACATATTGATTGATTGATCTGCCTTTGTGTTTTGTTAATATACCAGGCAGCTTTTGGTTTATTTGAGAGGTATGAATTTTTGAAGCAGTATATTTTGTTTAGTATTTTCTTTTCATTTGATGGAACTTCTGCTGTTTTTTTCTTCACTTTGTCCCTTGTTTTTTTGCGTAGTGCGTAGGATACAGTGGATAGTGAGCAGTTTAGTTCTTTGGCAATTTGTCTATATGAGAATTGTTTTTGCCTGAGAGCTATAATCTTTTTATTTAGTGGAGTCATCTGGTGTGATGTCTGTGACTTTATCCTTGGATGCTTCCTTGGGTTGTTTTTTTACTTCCTTGGTTGCTCCTTTAAGTATTGAGCGTACCTGGTCAGGAGACATATCGGATGCACCTAGTGTTACATTTGCGGATGCGGTTATATTTGATGGTCTACCTGAGACTGTTAGGAACTTGTCCATTAGGACTGCCACTGCATAGGCTAGGTTTTGTGGTGGTATCTCGTCTAGTTTGTTGTGTAGGGTATTTAGTGAGTCTGCTACCATATCGGATAGCTTAGAGTTTACTTTATTTAGGAACTCCTGCTCTGTCATGTCTAAGCGATAGCGTAGGAAGTTACTGATTGACTGACGAAGTTCTGGATCTTGTTTCATTAGGATCTCTGCTTCTTTCACACCACTTGATTGTTTAGCTGCAATCTTTGCTGCTGATTTTATTATATTGTTTTTTGTCATATCATCACAGAATCCACGTACTGAACCGGGTTTCCTTGCTCTTCTTTTGTATGGTCTAGGCATGGTATATTTTACTTTTTTTCAGAAAATACTTGCATTGTCAAGTGCAAGACTACATAAGGTGACAAATGGATACGGAGCGTGGAAAAGAGATATTGAAAACTGCGTGTATGAATTACACTGAGTTTAGCAAGTTGGTTGGAGTAAAGCCTATCACAGTCAGGCTTGCATTCAGTGGGAAGAGATTGAGTAAGAAGATGGTTAGTTTGCTTTTGGATATGGAGAGCAATCAGAAGGATGAGGATGCGAAGGAGGAGAGGCGTGCGGTTAAGGTTGGTATGATCATGCAGAGTATGGATGAGGTACGCAGTGCGAAGGTGTATTTGTTACCTAAGAATCCATACCTTCGTTTTATTGAGTTTCCAGATGGTACACATGGCAAGTTCCGTGCAAAGCCAGGTACGTTTGGATTGGGAAGTATGGTCAAGGTTAAGAGGGAGGATGGAGATATGTACACTTTGGAAGGCAACTATGACAGGAAGGGAAGATTAGTATGACTTTATGCGCAGATGATGTAAGAGATAGCATGCCACTTTTCCGAAGTGGTTGTGGCGGTTTAATTCCGACCTCTGCGCACCAACTTACATTTGC